TTCGCTTTGGACAGCAAGGTGTTAGCGGTGCTGGTAAGAATCCAAAGACAGCTTCTGAGAAAGCAAGAAAGGCTTCATTCAAAGCTCGTCACGCAAAGAATATATCTAAAGGTAAGATGAGTGCAGCATATTGGGCCAATAAAACAAAGTGGATTGTATTAATATTATTATGGCTAGGGAATTAGATTTACCTAAAGAGGTTAAAAAGATTAATGGTAGGTGGATAAAAAACTGCCCTACCTGTGGAGAAGAACAGTCTTACTTGAGAAGAAACTATGCAATATTGTCTTTTGAGAATAAAAAAGAATGTAAAAAGTGTAGCAATTCAAAGCCAGAAAATAGTGGTCACAAAGGTTGGATTAAAGATGTATTAAGATATTCATTTTGTAAAAAGTATGAGTTAAGTGCAGGGTTAAGAAATATAGAGTGGAATTTAGATTATGAATACTTAGCAGACTTATTAATAGAACAAGATTTTAAATGCGCATTAACAGGTTGGGATATAGATGCATTAAGTGTTGGTAATAATACAGCTTCATTAGATAGGATAGATTCGAGCGTAGGATATGTAAAAGGAAATGTGCAGTGGGTTCATAAAATGGTAAATATGTCTAAACAACAATATAGTCAAGAAGACTTTATAGAAATGTGTTTAGCTGTAGCTAATAAAGTAAAATGGTAATATAATGGCAAAGCAAGTATCCAATTCAAATAAAGTAACTTTTGGTGCTAGAAAAAAAGGCAAAGCAAAAAAGTCTTACAATAAACACACTCCGAAGCCTAAAGCATATAGAGGTCAAGGAAGAAAATAATTAGTATAAGTTACGGATATTTACGTATCTTTGCGAATATAAAACACAAACACACAATGAGTAAAAGATCTATGCCTCCTGGTAGTCAACTATTTGTTGAGGTACCAGAGATTCTCCAGTCTACTGTTACTACCGAAAACGGAGTAACTTTATTTATCGATCCTTCTTTTGAGCCTGAACAGCACGCTCAAGTAAATGGAAAAGTTTATTCTTTAGGTGGTCGATGTAAATTAAATATTAAAGAAGATGATGAAATTGCTATATCTTATCATATGGCCGCTGATTACTTTGTTGATGACAATGGTGATCGTAAGTTTAATAGAGTGTTCAATATTGATGACAAGCTTGTGTGGCTTTGTGACGAAGGTTTTATTATGGCTCATAAAGTTGACGGAGAGTGGAAAGCAGTGGGCGATTGGGTTCTACTTAAGGCTATTCCAGAGAATGAAATAAAGTCAAGTCTTATAATAATACCAGATACAATTACTACAAAGTATAAACAAGGAAAGTGTACATTTTTGTCAGGAGACTTAGATGTTCCTGTCAACAGTACAGTTTTATTTCAGGAAATGTACCGATCTGTGTATAGATTTAAAGATGGCACAGAATTTGTAATATTAAAGAAAGATAGGATTTATGGCTACGAGTAAATACGCACAAACACAGGTAGCTAAAATGATTATCAATCCATATTGCGGAGATGTGCTATCTGAATACCCAAGACTTAAAGAGGTCATTGGAAACACAAACACGAAACACATAACACAGCAGATAGCATTTCTCTCTTGGGTTTATGACTTTAATTCCCCTGCCGTAAGGGACTTCTCAGACATAAACAAAAGGAAAGAATGGGCAAGACTTGAAACTGAGATTACACAAGATCCTAGTTACGAGCTTGCCGTTTCTTTTTTAACTAAGGTGGTAAAGTCTAGAACTTGGACTTTGATATGTAGCTTAGAGTCTACGTTTACCGAGTATGCAGAGCGTGTAGCAAAGCGTATTGAGGATTCTGAGAACGGAAAAGAAATCGATATATTAAAAGCCGTAGAAATTAAGAACAAGATGCTTAATCAGATGGCAGATATGAGTAACTCTATAGATGAACTATACGGTAAGTTATTCTCTAATGACCAAGACCTAATTGAAGAACATAATAGAAAAACTATGTTTACTCCAGAGGCTATGTCTAAACTAACAAAGAAAAATGTTTAAACCAATAAAGCAACAAAACTGGTCATCTACAGAAGTAGAGATTGCAGGATTAAAATGCAATATACCTGCAAAGGGATGGCTATATAATCCATTTACTTCTAAGTGGGAATACTTTGGTATTGAACGTAGATCAACTAAGATGGAGTTGTGTTATTGGGAACCAGATCCTAGATTTCAAGAATATCAAAAGTGGGAGAAAGAAGAACAGGCAAAACAAAAGAAAGATCCAGAGTATATCCATCCTGAGTTAGAGGACTTTAAAAGATATTGCTGGATCAGAAGACTGAGCGGACATTGGTTTAGCAACAACGGAGAACCTACGTACATTACAGGTGTTCATTGGTACTACTTGTCTTGCTATCATATGGACGTTGGCCTTCCAAGATATAGAGATAAAGATAGAGAGCTGTTTTACTTTTGGGACTACAATGTAGAGGATCCAGAAAGCTTTGGTATTGTATATGTAACTAAACGTAGATCTGGTAAGTCATTTACAGCAGGATGTATCGCATTAGAGGCAGCGTCTAGAAGTGAAAACTTTTGGGCAGGTATCCAATCTAAAACGGATGAGGATGCAAAGATATTATTTAGAAAAACAATTATAAACGCATATAGAAAGTTACCTTCTTTCTTTAGACCATTGTCAGATGTTCCTTTAACAGGAAAGGTTCCAGCAACTGGTCTTAAGTTCTCTACAGGTAAACTAGAACTAGACGAGGAAGAGTTGATGTCAGGTATTGACTTTAGATCTTCTGGTGTTACTGCTTATGACGGACAGAAACTAGGATACTATTTACACGATGAGATTGGTAAGGTAACGCTATTAGATATTAGGGACAGATGGAATGTCGTTAAGTATTGTTTACTTGATGACCAGGGTAAGATAATAGGAAAGTCTTTCCATACAACAACGGTAGAGGAAATGGAAGCAGGTGGTAGTCAGATGTTGGACTTATGGAAGAACTCTAACCAATATGAAAAGAAAGGAAAGAGAACAGCTAGTGGTCTTGCTAGGTTTTTTGTAGCAGCAGACGAAACAAGACATCTCCATCCAAGATATGGTATAGCAAATAAAGAATTAGCTAGAGCAGAGATATTAGAAGAAAGAGAATCTTTAAAAGAAGACCCTAGAGCTTTGTCTTCTGCAAAAAGAAAGGAACCGTTAGATGAGAAAGAGGCGTTCCAATCAGATAGTTCTGTTTGTGTATATAATCCGATATTATTAAACGACAGGTTAGATATATTAAAGTGGAGCAAGTCTAGATTAAAGAAAGGAAACTTCCAATGGAAAGATGGGGTTAGGGATTCTGAGGTTGAGTTTAGAGAAAGCGTAAACGGTAGATTCTTAATTGCCGAGATGCCAGCTAAGCCAAATTCTTTTGAAAAGAAAGGAAGCGTTATCAAACCTATGAATAGTTCTATGTATTCAGCAGGTGTCGATCCATTCTCTCACCAAACGGTAAGTAAGTCTCACGAATCAAGAGCTTCTAATGGAGCTTTAGTTATATTTAAAAAGTCAAATCCATTGTCCCCTACAGAGTATGATATGAGTCCTGTTCTTTACTATTGTAATCGCCCAGATTCGCCTGAAACATTTTACGAGGATGTACGTATGGCTTTATGCTTTTATGGCTGTAATGCGCTTATAGAGAACAATAAACCAGGTATAATTTATTATCTTGAGGAGAAAGGCTGTGCAGACTTTTGCTTTATGCCTCCAGATAAGAACACAAGAGGCTTGTCAGCTACTCTAAAGACGACTACGTATATGGCCGAATTAACAGACCAGTACATAAATGACCACATAAACAATGTTTGGTTTGAAGGACTTATAGAGGAATGGTTACAATTTGACCCAGGCGATACTACCAAGTCGGATAGCGCAATGGCAGCAGGCTATGCACTTATGTTAATTAATAACCATAAGTACAATCCAAAGGTCGGAAAGAAAGAAGATGTAGACATATTGAACGTGTTGCCATTCTTGAGAGGAAAGAACTCAAGCAACCTTTTGGGCAAAAAACTAGGTTTTTAAAGCGTATTATATCAACACAACTAATAAGACGAGATGTCAGCAGAAATAATTAGCAATGCTAGGACCTTATTCCCAAACGAGGATGTAAGCCCTAAAGAAAAGGAATCAAAAGAATGGTTGATGCAATACGCACAAGCTGCGTTTAACTCCTACGGAGACACACCATTCGGTTCAATCGGTTATAGATCTAGAGACAAATATGAGTGGATTAAAACATACGCTCAAGGCCGTCAATCTATAGAAAGATATAAAAGAGTATTAACTCCAGATCAAGATCCTAATAACAATACACTTGTTGTTGATTGGTCTGTATTGCCTATTATACCTAAGTTCAGAAGAACAGCATTAGGATTATTAGAGAAACAAAACTATGATATTCAAATAGATCCAGTGGATCCGTTTGCTCAATCTGAGAAAGATAAGTTAGTTGCTGAAATGAAAGCAAAGGCTATTCTTAGAGAAGAGTTTAAAAAACAAGGAAGACCAGATCTAGCGGAAAGCCCAGCAATTATGGCTAACCCTGGAGAACCAGATGACCTAGATGGAATTGAAGTTGCCGAGTTAGGTATGCGTCATAAAACATCTATGGAAGCTGAGTTAGTAGTTGAATTGGTATTTGACCAAAACGATTACGAAGGACAACGTAGACAACAATTACAAGATCAGTTTGACTATGGTGTTGCTATATTTAAAGATTACGAACAAGATGGTTTAGTAGGATTTAGAAGAGTAGACCCTAGAAGATTCTTATCTAATTTCTGTACATACCCTGATTTTAGGGATTTAAGATATGCAGGTGAAGTTTTAGAGGTTCCAGTTGCTCAGTTAATTCAAATGAGTAATGGTGAACTAACAAAAGAAGACATTGAGTTTATTTACAAGTATGCAAATGCAAACCAATGGCGTGGTAATATGCCTATAGGTAATGCATACTATGGTACATATAATGACTTTTGGAATAAAGGAAAGGTTCAAGTATTGGATCTTGAAATTATGTCTACAGATGATTTAGTTAGAGAGGAAAGAGTTGACCGTAGAGGTAATACTATTTTTGGAAGAGCTGGATTTGAAGATACCAACAACAAGAAACAAAAGTTTAAAAGAAAACAAGTTGTAGGTGTATACAGAGTTAAATGGATTGTTGGAACCAACATTTGTTTTGACTATGGTAAGCAATGGAACATTAAACGTGATCCAATTAACATAGCAAGAGCTAAATCTAGTTTCCATATTGCTCCAGTTGACTTCTTTGATATGAAGACGTTCAGCCGTATGGAAGCAATTATTCCTTACGCTGATGCAATCCAATTAGCATTTTATAGATTACAACACGAATTAAATACCGCTGTTCCACGTGGTTTTAATATTAACTTAGCGGCTCTAGAAGAAGTAAGTTTATCTGGTGGAGGAAAGGCTATGAGCCCTTCTGATATCATTGATTTATACTTACAAAGAGGTGTATTGGTTAGTCGTTCAGTAGCAGCAGATGGAAGACAAGTTCCTCCAGCTATCAACCAACTAGAAGGTGGTGTAGGTAACGCTATTGCTGAGTATTGGAATATGATTAATAATAATCTAGATATGATTCGTCAGACTCTAGGTTTAAATGAACTTACAGATGGTTCAACACCAAACCCTAAGTTCTTAACTACAGTTGCTCAATTAGCTGCATCTGGAACTAATAATGCGTTAAGCGATATTAGCTATGCAGATAGAGCTATTGCTCAATCGTTAGCTGAAGCAGTTATTATTCGTGTACAAGATGTTATTAAAAGAGGTGGTGGTGAAGCTTATGATAATTCATTAGGATTAGGAACTGTAGAGTTATTAAAAAGATCTCAAGAGATTTCTAAATACACTTATGGTATTTCAATTGTAGATAAACCTACAGCAGAAGAAAAAGCTAAATTAGATGAATTAGTTAAAGTTGCTTTACAATCTGGTCAAGTTAATATTGATGATGTTATACGATTAAACAACATTCAAAATATTAAACAAGCAGAATTGTTTTTAGCTTATAAAGTTAAAAAGAATAACGAGAAGAAGCAACAAGAAGCAATGCAGGCGCAACAAATGAATGGTCAGATTCAACAACAATCTGCTATGGTTGCCGAGCAAGCTAAACAACAAACTATCCAAATGGAATACCAAATGAAGTCTGAACTTGAAAAAGTTAAGGCGGATATGGAAGCTCGCTTAATTGAATTGCGTGGTCAGTTTGATTTAGAAAGAGAAAGAATTTCTGCAACAGGTAGAGTTGAGTCTTCATTTGTTCAAGCGAAAGAAAGAGATGCTGCTAACATTAGAGATAATAAAACTAAGTTGATGCAAGATGGTAAAATGGAAGAGATGGGTGAAATTGACGTTCCAGCAGAATTAGAATCTAGAGTAGCGCCAGAAACGGCAGGTGGTCAGCCATTGCCTTTGCAACAACCTTCAGGTTTTTCTTTCTTAGGAAATGCAAATCAACCAGCAGCTCAGGGCGCAGATATGATGCAACAAGGTATGAATGAGCAAATGAACGCTATGAGTCCTATGCAAGAAGAGCAAGGTATGGTAGAAGAAATGGAAGGCGCAGAATTAGAACAAGGTGCTGATATGAATGAAGAACAACAACAAATCCAAGATATGTTAGCGTTTCAAAATCAACAAGGTGCGTAATATATTCATTAACAACATAAACACAAACACAAATGGAAAACACACAAGAAACAGCACAAGTGACTGAACAAGTAGTTGAACAAACTGCTCCAGTTGCAGAAGCAACTCCACAAGCGGAAGCTCCTCAAGAGAATCCATTTGCAGGAGAAGGAAAGTGGACATTAAAAGGTGAGTACTCAAGTGCAGGGGTTCAATACAACCAACCTGTGAATCAGTTTGAGGAAGCACCTGCTGAAACAAAGGTAGAGGAAACTCAAGTTGTCGCAGAAAATGCGCCAAGTGAAACGCCTGAAGTTCCAGTGTATAGAGCAGAAGATACAGCGGAAAGCGTAGTATCTTCACAAGAGCAAGCTACTCAAGAACCAATTGTTTTTGATCCTTGGGAAAAATTAGGTTTACAAGAAGACGATTATGCAAAGCAATTAATCGAAGCTTATAAGTCTAACCAGCTTGATGAGTTCTTAATTAAGACTAATACAAACTACGACTTGTATACAGACGAAGAGATTTTAAAAACACAAATCGATTCTAAATATCCAAGTTTAGGTGAGGAAGAAAGAAATCTGATATTACAGAAAACTCTACAAAAAGAGTTTGGAATAACAGGAGACGAAGAGGATGATAAAGTTGGACGTTTGATGATGAAGCTAGAGGCAGACAAGATCCGAGACGGATTAAAAGCCGAGCAAGCTCAGTACAAACCTAAAGCTTTTGAAAACCCTGCGTCGGCAATTGAAGCACAGTTGAAAGCTCAACAAGAAGCAATTCAGCAACAAGTAGAAAGCTTCAAGAATCATTTAACTTCATTGCCAGATTACAAGCAATTCGAGACGAGCAGGCTTGTAGAATTTGGAGACGGTGAAAATAAAATGAATTTTGAGGTAGACAAAAACGCTGACTTTTTGGGTGAAACATTAGACCAAAACAAATTCTTTCAAAAGTTCGTTGGCCAAGATGGTCAATTGGATATGAAGAAATGGATGAAGGCTTGGACCTATGCTAATAACCCAGCTGCTGTAGAAAAATCTTTAATCAATTATGGTAAATCCCTAGGAGAGAAAAGATTGTTTAATGAGCTTAAAAATACTAAAGCTGAAGATGTTGTTCAGACTCCTTCAAGAGGTTCTGGATTCGTGATAAAAGCTATCGATGGAAAACCATTCGGTGGATAAAATAAAAAACAATTTTTTAAAACTTTTAAATTAAAACAAAATGCCTTTT